GCGACGTTTCCATTTGCCATCACGTGTAGGTGATTTTGGAAGGTAAAACTACTGAACGGGTAGTCACCAGTCATTTAGTTGATCTTTTGCGGTAGATCAATTATCTTAATCTCAACCACTGCCCTAAATCAGGAGGTTTCCATGAACGTGTTTTCTAATCACAAAACATTAGAACGCAAGTATCGCCCTCGTGGTGGTAAGGCGTTAGACGTAGTACGGCAGCTGAATACCTCGGCCGGTTTACTCGTCGATAAATATCTGCTAGAGGTGTTCAAGGACCAGGGTTTCGAGTTCGACCCTGAGCGTGATAATCGGTCAGTGTATGATCCCCATGCAATGCCGGTTGCTCTTGAAAAATACAGAGTGCAGAATGGGTTGTCTTATGACTCTGACTGTTTACAGTTAGCGAAGAAAGACACTTTTAATGCTTTCTGTGGTAACCAAAAATTGGATGCTCTTAGTTTGACTAGTTGCTTAGCACCTTTCATCAAACTTGAGAGATCGTCCGGTTTACCACTTGCAACGACTAAAGGCGCAGCTTTTGAGCTCGATTTAGCCAGAGCGGTCTCTTGCGTCGAATCAGGAGATCCTTTCCCTCCTTGTATTGCTTACCATAGGATACAGTTTGGAGAAAGTGGGCCAAAGACCCGTTTGGTTTGGGGTTACCCTCTTAGTGCTACGTTGGTTGAAGCCATGTTCGCAAGGCCTCTAATTGAGAAGTTTAAAACTAATCAATCACCAATGACACTTGGGTACAACAAGATGGAGCTAAGCGCAGTCACACAACATTTGAGGAACAGCGGTTTAACTTATTGTCTCGATTTTTCCAGATTCGATGCGACTGTTAGATCTACTTTCATTGCTTTCGCCTTTTCTGTTCTGAAAACACACTTCCGTGCGTTTGATGAGTTTGAGGAGGAGTGTTGGCGTCGTATTGTGAGTTATTTCTTACATACTACGATCCTAATGCCTGACGGTTTCGTTTGGCAAAAGCATGGTGGCATTCCAAGTGGAAGTTACTTTACTCAGATGGTAGGCAGCATTGTTAACTATTTAGCCACTCAGTATATGTCGTACCGTTCACATGGTTCCGGTATCCCGAGAGGTTGGTTGGTTGTGCTTGGAGATGATTCGTTATTTTCCATGCCGTTCGTTTCTTTAGATAAGCTTTCAGTTTATGCTGATGAAATCGGGCTCACCGTTAATGCGGCGAAATCAATTATAGCTCGCAATAGTGAAGCAGTTCACTTCCTGGGCCACACTTGGCCTCATGGTGTTGCATCTCGACCTGTTAGTGACGTCTTGAAGCGTGTTGTTACTGCCGAAAGGTGGTCGAACGAACCGATTGATCAATTGAGAGTTGATAAGTTGGTTGCATTTGTGGGTGACTGCAAAGAAGGTTCACTGGTCATAGCCAAACTTGGCAAGGTTCTAAATCAAATTGATAGTCAAACTCAGTACATGTTGTACCTTTCTACAAGGTCCATGAACGATAGGGCGACGGCTCACACGGGTCTTGCGCGAATGCGTGAAATGAGTCATCAAACTTCTTTGACATTTGGACAAACAATCAACGTCGGCCTCTGGCTGTCTTGACAGACTGGTTAATTTACGCACTTCTATAGCCTATTGTCTTAAAGCT